AGTTCTTTTAAACATTATATTCTCCTAACTCATTGTAGTTATTTTTCTACGGTTGTTCATAACTTTACCACAGCCTTTAGCTATAAAACCACCATTACTTTTTTTGACTCTGCCATCTTTCCAACTAATTGCTTTTGGGCCTTTTTTCTTTTTTGCTGCAGATGTACATTGAGCCATAGTTGGTCTGCAAGCAGGATAGCTTTTTCTTTTTTCGCCTTTTTTTCTTCCACAAGCCTTTCCAGTTTTGCAATCAACCCAGCCTTTACCATCGTTTCTATCAAACCATTTTTTTAAACTATCGCTAGCCATTATCCTAATTTAGTTTGTTTACGTTTGCCTGGAAGCATATTGCTAAAACCTCTAGCGTTAACGAAGGTTACTTCGCCACCGCAAGCTTTTTTAACCTTACTTTTGTTGCCCCAGTTAGCTGCTCCAACTTTTCTGCATTTAACTAAAGCTCCGCTTGCATAAGCAGATGGCCAAACATCATATCTGGCTTTTACCTTATGATAACAAGCGTCTTTTTTTGTTTTCTTTTTAGCCACTTAACAATCCCAGTCTCTTCTAGCCCAGTAGTTAGCACTACATCTATCACTTTTTATTCCGCTACTTCTAGCACAGTATGATTTTTTTCTTGATGCGGTATCTTTATGCATACCCATTTTTTTATCGCCAAAGGTAATTCTTTTAACTCTACTGCTTTCGCTACTACAGTTTTTAACAAAAACTTCTTTTCGTTTTTTACCATATCCAGGACTACCTTTTGGAATAGCCCTGGGTTTGTTAAGAGTTACTGTTTTACCTTTGTATTCAGCCATTATAAAAATTAATCAAAATCTTTATAAACGGTAAGAACTATTACATACGAATCGCCGTCAGAATGTCCAGTAGTAGTCAGCATAATATCGCCAGTTTTTCCACTAGCTGCAGCTGTATTTCTAATTCCTCCAAATTCTGTAAAATCTTCGTCTGTCGTATAGTCTGCGTTTAAATCCCAACAGATTGTATCTGTAGTTGCATCCCATAAAAGTTTTACACTCATTCCAAAAGTAGAATATACAATTTTTGCTAAACGTACGCCCGTACATGCTTGGCCTGTAGAGCTATCACTTAAAGAGCTAACATCTACTTTTTTAACTGCTGCCTCGCCTGTACCATCGGATGTATTCGTTAACTGAATAATAGCGACTCTATCGCTATCCATCAATGTTGTTGAGGTTACTGCGTCTGCCATAAATTACTCCTTACGCGTCAGCAAATGGAGTTACTACAGTACCAGAAGCTAGTACTATACCTTCTACTGCGTACTTAGCTGAACCAATAGCGGTTACTTTAATAATAGTTCCAGCTATACCACCTTTAGTAGTACCGTTTAAAGTAATAACGTCATTACTAGCACCTGAAAAGAATGTTTTACCTGCTGCATCACTTTTACCCATATATAGTCCACCAACAAATTTATCTGTTCCGTCAGTTTTAATATCTAAGTCTGTAGCTGCTGTTTCAATTACAAAAGTAAAGCTAGCACCTAAATTATTAGTTTGGTTTGGGTCATCATTGCTTCCTGGAGCAGTAGCAACAATAGTTGGTAAAGTAAACTTACCATCTGCATCGTTACAAGTTAAAATTTTACCAGCGTGTGAGTTTACGCTTAGTGTTGTATCTGCAGTTAAACTAACTACGTTAGCGTTACCTGCTGAAATGAATCCTGCTAGTGACTGGATAGGACCAGAGAATGTTGATTTTGCCATAATTTCCTCCTGGGAAATAAGTTCTATTGTCTCGGCTTGTCTGCTAGGTCAGTCGATAGAACAAGTTAATAAATCCTAGTTCTTTGATTGTATATTAGTTTTAGTCAAAAAAAAAGGGAGCCGAAACTCCCTTTAGACAATCAATTAAGATTATGCTCCTTGAGATGCGAACACAGCTCTCCAGTTGGAGTAACCGAAGGAATATCTTTCTCTAGCTTTGTAACGCATGTTACCAGTATCGAAATCACCTTCTAGTGATGTTTGCATAGGGCTTCTCTCAAAATGTTTGAATCCATCAGGACAATCTGTCTTTAGGAACCAAGCATCAGTATCTGTTAGATAGTTATTAACAACATATCCTTCAGGTACCATACCCATATTTTTAATAGCATTAATGTCATTGTCAGAAGTACCAACTCTACCAGGAGTTTGTAATAGTCTGTCAGCAACAAATTGTAATGCTGGTGGAACAATAAGCTTTCTGCCTTGTAGAGCAATTGTCAAATTTCTGTCATCAACTAAAGTTGAAACATTAATAAGAGCATCTTCTAATGAAGTCTCGTTTAAGTCAGCATAAGCTGTTGGTCTGTTACTAGCAGTACCACCGCCACCTAAAGGGTGAGCATTTGATACTAAAGCAACACCATCACCACCAGTAAAACTACTACTGAAAGCGTTATTAAGAACAGAAGCTGCCTTAATTTGCTTTGTGTTTGCCATAGACCTTGCTAAAGCTTTTGTATATCTTGAGCCTAGTCTATCGTATAAGTTATCTTCAACTGCTTCTTCAGTTAGAGAGAAAGCTAAAGCAACTGTTTCGTGAGCATAACGTGCAGTAAAACCTTCAGTAGCATTGTCATATTCGACAGCGTTACCTTCGCCTTTTACTGATGCGTTACCAAATCCCACAATCATTACTTCTTCTTCAAAAGCTCTGTCTGATGACTCAGTTTCAAATATTTCAGTATGTTGATTATCATACCTAGCATATTCCATTCCGAACAAGGCGTTTAATCCTGGTTCTAATTCTTTCGCTAATTGCGCTCTATTTATAGCCATTATTATACTCCCGCAGCTGTTCTGTTAAAATGCTCGGCAATTCTGACGATAAAGTTAACATTGGTTGATAAAGACCCAGTTCCTAACGCATTGTTAGAAGGGTCGTTTGATATACCCATGATTCTCAGTTGAGCTGTACCAGTAGCTGTAGTGCCACTAATTTTAACTCCTGAGACGCCTGATATTGTAGAACCTGCAGCATAAACAATATCGCCATTCAAACCAACAACGGTTTGAGTAACGCTACCTGTAGCAGCTGATTGAACTTCAAATAAAGCATCTGGGTCGTCGACAACGGCTGCTTTGCAGTCGCTGGTTACTGTCGCTGTAGTCCAAACAGGAGAGAAAATTCTGTCTCCGTTTGAATCTGTGTAATGACAGCCTTGAAAGACTCCTAGTAATAAATCGCCAGCAGCAGCAACGGCAATACCGCCTGTGTTGACCATTTTAACTGGGTCGCCTGTATAAATAGTTCCAGTTGTACCTGATAGAATGTCGTACTCTGTTGTTCCTGTAGAATTAACAGCCGAGCCTAACTTTCCAATGGGTTTTAAACCGAAAGGTGCATTTACATTCGCCATAATATTTACCTTTTTTTAAAAAGTTTTATTTAAGTGAAATCAGATTAATCTCTTTTTCCACCACCAAAAGTTACGCTTGTAGTTCTCTGAGGTTTTAACATCGGAGAACTAGGGTCAGATTCTTTCATTAAGTCATTATCAACTGCATCTTGTTGCAGTTTTGCACGGTCATTGAAATAGGCGTTTCTTTCATCACGTGTTTCATTAGGAATCTTCGCCAACAGCAAACCACCCACGGCTACTACTCCAGCGTGCCTTCCATCGTCCATGCTCGGAAGGTCGAAGTCTTGTATTTCTTCAGAGCGTACGAGTTCAAAACCCTCACGCATCCTAGACATAACATTCTTTCTATCTTCTTCGCCGACAAGTTCGGCTCTTATCCACCTGTAGGTATATCCTTCAGGTGCTGGAGGCGTATCCAACATAGATGGGGGACGCCAAGGTTTGCGAGCAGTATCTTTAGCTCGAGTTTCTGCAGAACGTGGAGTTCTGTTATTTTCTTCTACTTTGTTCTCATCAGTCATAATAATTTACCTTTTAATGTACTTGGCATATTCACCAAGCGGCACATTTAAACGTTTTGCCATTTGAACTTCGCTTGCGCTAAGTTTGACTTGACGTTTGCGCCCAGAACTATCACTTCTTCCAGCTGGTGCAACATTCTGTTGCATTTTGCTATTAGACTTGACTTCATCACCTGTTGAGAATTTGTGAGGAAATTCAGTTCTGATACGTTTATCTATCTCATCATAATATGTAGTATCAGAAGTGTCAAA